GATCTGTGCTGCTATACTTCTTGTTGTTTCTATCTCTACACACATGTTCACCATTTCAAAGGGTGACCAATGGTTATGTTTAATTAGATACTTAATTAGTTTAGCACTGGTCTCAGTGTTTGATTGATTAGCTGGGTTAGATACCCTAGCCATATAACTAATTAGATCTTCAGCGTTAGGAGTGATGTGTACGAGCTGAGCGGAGTGAAGCATTGGAGTGGTGGAATGCATACTAGTGGTGGTCGTTTTGGTAGATAGAAGAAGCAGTGATATCATCCCATGCTGTAGGGATATAACGTTTACGAGTACTTACCCGATATTGAGAATCATAGTAATCATCAGCTACACGTACTTGTTTACGTTCATTAAATGTCTTAGGATGCCGGAATTGATTACGTAGTGGTTGGTTACGATGTGTTCTACTCATTACGCATACAGTAGTATAGGTAGTGACAAGATTGAGAAGTTAGGAGTTGGAGATACAATAAGTACTCACTAGATTCAGTACAAGTTAGAGTAAGTAGAGAGAAGGTACTTACAGAATGTCCATTCCCAGGGACATTAACTAAGGAGTTAGGTTTTGTGTCTTTGTAGTTTAGGAATCCCCCCCTACCCCCCCTTTAAGGTAGTAAAGAAGAGGAAGATGTGTCTTTAGCGGAGCTAATGACAGGTCTTCCTCTAGCTTCGGGAAAAGTGATCCACCCTTCACTTCTCCCTTTAGGGGCATGATTGGTCTTATATCCAGGTGGGGACTGACTTTTTAGTTTTACCTCTAGCTTGTCGTCTTTGGTCTATACTGAAGCCAAGAACAAGGTGATTGGTAGCTGCTTGAGGATCATCCATGAATGTATCAAGCATATCATTCCAGTCTTCTTGTTTACGCATTTTAACAGCTTCATAAGCACTAATAGACATAGCATCTGTAAAGTACTTAACACCTTGTGCTAAGGAGTCTAATCTGTCATCATGTTTTACGGCACCTTTCTCCCGGCACATCCTAGACATCTGATAGAAGAGCATGTATAGGAGACGGTCCTCGGGTGGGGCTTCTTTATTCGAGTTGTAGTCCCATTCCACCACAGCCCGATCAACAATAAGGCGATGTTGATTAAGAACAGGCTCAAGGGTATCAATAATGCGGTCTTCTTTTCGGACGTTAGCTCGGACTTCTTCAATGTCAATAGCTTGTTTAGTTTGTTGTAGATGTTTCTTAAAGAGTTCAGACACCATACCATCACCAAAGTTAGTCTCAATGACTAGTTTAGTTACGTTATAGCGTTTACAACCTCTAAGGATATCAAGCAATGTTCTATCACTATAACCATCACGATAAGCACGTACTTCATGTACATACAGGAAACCATTACGTTGAGACATGTATGTAACTGCTGTCTCGTCAGTACCTCTACCAGATGGGTCTACTGAGCAGATGGTTTCGGTGTATGGTCCCCATTCCCCTTGTAAAGCCATAGGTGAGTAGAAGTAATCACCAGGTAAGCCTACTGTAGGAAGGTCTTTAAGGATGTTACGGGGGTCACTACACCATACCACAGCATCAGGAGCTTGTGTAGGGTTAACAGCAGTTACCACAAGATCAGAGAACTTAAGTGGGAACTTCTCAGCATCACTTAGGGTAGTATCCAGTTGGAACTGTAACATGAAGTTACTACGACCCATAGCAGCTTCCCGTTCCAACAGGTCATCACTAGTAAAACGATCAGGGTCCGTAGGAGTCCACTCCTCTGCACCCATCTCAATATCTTCAACGATCTGTGGTGCTAAGAGATTTTCATATTGAGTTAGTTTATCTTTACGTGGGTAACGTGATGGCCAAACAAACGGACGATAGTTACGTTCAGCTAACTTACGGTAAATGGTAAAGGTAGTCTGTGGTGTACCCAGGTACATAATGCGTGAGTCTTTCTTTGGTGTAAGGATAGACTCAGCTTCAGTACAGAGTTGAAGGAGCTTCTCTCGCATCATCTCTGTCATTGAGTTACCAGGTACTTCGATGTCATCAAGAATCATCAGGTCTGCACGGCTACCAGTCAGCTGACCTGTGATACCAACGGACTTAACGGACGGTGCTTGGTGAGGAGAACAGTTCACATCAAAGCTAATCCGTGACCATCGACTATCATCAGCTTTTGGTCTGAGGTGTGCTAACCACGGTGTTTCAATGATCAGCTTCTGAAGGAAGATGGACATGTTATCTGCACGCTCTTTAGAAGCGGAGATAATCATGATCTTCTTTTCTGCATTATTGAAGAGAGTCCATAACACAAACGCTCCAGTAATCCAGCTCTTACCGACTCCTCGGAAGGCTTGGATCTGTAGTCGTTTAGGACCGTGTTGTAGATAATCAGCAATTGCGTACTGTGCTCGGGTTGGGGAGGGTAGGTCAAGCTGTCCCCACAATGCTTGAAGGAAGATCTTAAAATCGTCTCTAAGGGCTGTTAAAGTATCCATACGGTAGAATGTACCTAAGTGTGTAAAGAGGCGCCTTGTAGGGGCACAGAGACGCCTCTGAGGGGGTGTTAGTCAGCAAGCTTAACAATTAGTCAGCTAGACGCAATAGAAATGGTGAATAGCCCGGGAGATCTTGAACATAATCATTGGCTTGTTTTTCTATTCCACCGTATGCAGCTGATCCACGGTTAAATGCAGATAATGGTCTGCTATCCCTAGTTTCAATAGTAGACCTAGCGGAAACACCTCTAGTACTACCTTGCCCCCTACGTCCAGTTCTATTCACCCTTCTACTAGTAGTACTAGCTGCTGGTTTAGCAGTTGGTTTAGGCATAACATTAGGCTTACTAGCTGCTGGTTTAGCAGCCGGTTGAGGTTTAGGTTGAGGTAATGGTTCCCTATTAGCAATTGCTGCAGCTCTTTGACCTAGGGATTGACTAGGTGTAAGTATATTTGTTGATTGAGTTGGTGTAGGTGTGACTCCTTTGGGCATTAATCCTTTAGGAACACCCTCTGTAGTACCTACTTTATTAGCAGGCTGTACAGTACGAAGTGGTCCGGCTTTAGCATTAGAGACATTAGGCGCGAATTTAGAGATATCGTACTCCTCTAACCCTGCCTTCGCCATATCATCAATATTAATATTTTCACCAGCACGTTCAAGTATGTAATCATACATAGCTACTGGATTTAAACCCTCTTTCTTTTCAAGTCTATCAAATTCAAAATTTAAAGCTTCAAGATTAGATTCAGGGAGAAAACGAGAACTTTGACCTTTTAAATTAGTTCCCAACAAAACTGAAATAAACGGATTTAATGGAGAACCCCTAAGACCACCTCTAGTAGGTAAATCTGAAGCTAAATTAGCTGCCTCACTTAAACCTTCTACTTTATTGGTAGCCATTCCTGTATTTAATTCTTCGTAGCGAGTTTGTGGCCTAGGAGGGTTTTCTGCACTACGTCCAGCAGCTTGATTAGCTTTAGCATATTCTCCACCAGCAGCTGCTACATTACCGGGAGCACCAGAAGCAGAAGTTTGAAAATGACCAATATCAAGCTTCATACCAAGACGCCTACCAACTTCTTGGTAATATTTTTGTAGATCAGCCCACTCAGCAGCCTCAAGCTTGCTTAGTTGTTGAGCAGTTAATCCCTCAGTTCTTTGATTCCAAGCCTCAACTAACGCAGGACTTTGAGCATTTCTAAATTGACGCCCAATCAAAATACCTTTTTTATCGAAAAAGGAGGGACTAAGTTTAATACCAAGTTTAGCTAACGCTTCCCTTTTTGAGTTACCATTAGCCATCTCTTTGATTACAGCGTCAGATACCTCCCTAGGTGTGCTGTATTGAGGTGGCACGTAACCAGCATCTTGATATTGCCGTAATACGTTAATTTGCCCTTGAGGATCAGTAGTCGTAAATGTACCTTCTCGAAGAACTTTATCAATAGCACGACCCTGCTTACGACTAGCAGGCATCCTTCTGCTTGGCATCTTCTTAGGAGCCATTACTTAGCTCCCTACAACGCTGGATCCACCATCCTTCTTACGCTTTTCATTATCCATGTAGCGTTGAGCAATCATCTCCCCACGACCCGTAGGACGACGCTTAGCAGCCTTCTTAGGGGCTTGTTCAGGCATCTCCTTCTTAGCCTTACGCTCACGCTTAGGACCGCCACCAGGACCCATATACTCCTTACCGTTAGGAGCTACATATTGAGACTTATCCTTTGGCATAGAGAACTTACGTCCAGCCTTACGGGCGTCTTTCTTTTGAGCTTTGAGATCCTGCTTTGCTTTATCCATCTCACGC